TTATATACTTTTACTATAAAATCACTTCTTTAACATATTGACAAATTTGTTATAAATATTAGGATTTTGCAAATCATTCCAATATATTTTTTCATAATTATATCTATCAAAAGTTCCTTTCTTCAGATAAATAATTAGACCAAACTTATCACAAAGGATAATCTTTTCACTTTCTAATAAGTTAGCATAGGAACGAGCTTGTTTAAATGCGTCTTCTATTTCCTTATTATTTTTCAGATGATATTTAGCCTCAATAAGTATCTTTGCTTTCTCGTATCCTTTTTTATTGTCGTAATGTAAGGCATAATCAGGATATATTCTATTACCTCTACCTGCCTTTATTGGTAATTGTCTTATGAAATCTTTGTTTTCAGAATATCCTATCTGGTTCAGATAATATTCTAATAATTTCACTTCCACATCTCTCTCATTATGCAATTCAATTCCCTGTGGTGGTTCGGGAGCTTGTAAGGTTGGTAATATAGTTGTATCAAACCCTTTGCTTCTTATCAGCTGTAATAAATGTGAATAATCGTCATTAGATATAGTCCAACCATTTACTCCCTGAAATTTTTTACGTATTAGAGGGTGTTTTGAAAAATATTCATCAGATTCTAATTCTTTCAGTGTTATGTATGGTATTTCAATTCCATTTCCTATATAAGAATTGGCGTAATAATAGAAAAAAGGATCAATAACTCCGTCTGTTTGCGCTCTCCATATATGAGTAATCGCACTAATAGGAGAAGTTTCATAATGTACTAAAATATCTCCTTTTTTAGTTTCAAGGTTTGCTTGCCAAAATTTTTCTTCTTCCAATTGTTCTTCCTCTGAGATTAACCCTCCTATGAACCACGCTTGAGTTGGTTTAGATATTTCCGTTTTTTCCTTGTTCACATAGTTAGGAGCAAAATCGTACAAAAAAGCACATAATTCATTAGGGGTAAGATTGTTTTCTATTCTAAATTTATAAAACACCTCACAAAGCTCAATGTAATACATACAACGGGAGCGATAGTCACTTTTCTTAGGTAGCTTTGGAAGTTCTATATTAAAGGTATCTGAAATTTTGTTTAAGTCAAAAAATCGGTATGTAAATAGGTATGGGAATGTATACTCATAAGCTATTGCATAAAAATAGAAAGATATTACTACGTGTAGATTTAGAAAACTCTGATAATCTTTAGGAGATATTATGTATTCTTTTTTGTCGTCATTGAAATAAAAAATACCTTCATCTAAATAACTTTCAAACTCTTCTCGTACTTCCGAAAAATCTTTGAAATCATACTCAACTTTTCTATCATAAGCGCTATCTCCTATCTCCATCATTATACTTTCATATTCCCTTTTTTTAATCCATTTTCCATAGTTAGGATTGTATTTATTAATAACCCTCACATCACACCAAAAAACATTATCATATTCAAAGGAACTAATAACTTCTTTCCCTCGTTTACTTTCTTTGTATAAACTCCAAATGTATTCAGATAACATTATTGATATAATTATTTGAAAAACAACTATTTATAAACTTTAACATTATTTAATACAGATTTTTTCTGCATAAATGTTTTTAATACAGAAAAAATCTGTATCTTTGCACTCGTAAAACGCTACATAAATATAAAACATTTTATAAGCGCAAATGTAACAATAAAAAATTAAATAACAATGAATAAAACGAAAAAAAATAGCATTACTGGTAAGCTGTCTGAGGCTGTTGCAAAAGAGATTATAGAGAACAACCGATTGAGCCTTCAAATTGCGTTGGTGTTGGAAAAGACACAAGTCGCCATCAAAGACGCTGCAAGGCGCAGAAGTGACAAGCTACTACATATGAGTTTATTACCCTTATATGAAAGTTATGGGTATTCAAAAGAAGATCTTGAAAAAAAATAATTATGAATAATACCGAGCTAAAGAGACACCTTAAAAGAAAATTAGAGCGAGTAACATTGCTCAAGTTATCCTTAGAGGGTACTGTTAGAGAATTGGCAAGCGAGATTATTAGCCTTAACGAAGAACTTGCCCTTGTGGAAGGGGGCAAGTCTTCAAAAAAGAAAAGCACAACACCTGATATATCGAAGTATACGACACAATTTTACGCTGAGTTTGAGAAAGCAAGGCAAAACAGCGATCTATAAAAAAAGCCCCGCCGGCAAGCGAGGCATATGATAACAAATAAAATTTTTAACATGGCAAAATTACTACAAAAATTATTTTCTCGCAAGAGAAACGAGAAAAAAGTGCAAGACCAACAACTACAAGTGATTAACGGTTACTTGTGCTATAAAAACAAACGTTATAGCGAGTTAAACCACGAGCAGAAAGAGCAGTATAACGACTGCTTGATACCACAAGCTGAGCAAGAGGCTTTTCTACAACTTCTTAAAAGAACCCAATTAAGATACGTATAACTATGAGAACAATGACAAATACCGAGTTTGAGCGAGTACTCAACGAAGAACGCAAGCAACGCTATTATTACAGCGACTTGTTGGACTTGCGAGAAGATAGTCACAGGTCTTTCAGTTGTGAGTTTATCACAGAAGACGATTATCCTGATGATTGGTATTGCGCTATCTATTATGATGTAACGACCCGTTGCGAGGGTAACAAGAGCTGCCATAGTGTAGAGATACAGCATATTTATATCAACTTCCAAGAGGTTAAGGTTACTGAAAAACAAG